TTACGACTTTCACCATTACCTAAAACAAATAAATTTTCTGTCATTGTACCATTTTTCTTAGTATTAATTTCATTCGTTCTTTGTTGTATGTCATGAAAGGTCCATACTTTACTATTTTGTTTTTCAATGTTGGCCATATTATATCATCCTTAATTGTTTTATTAAATTGTTTTGTGTAATTAAATAAATCATTCAAAATACATAATGTTTCTAGTGATATTCTTTTTGCTAGATATGTCTTGATTAATATTGGATGTTGTCCTCTAGCAACTTTAAATATCTTATTAAAATTCTTTTCACTTTTTCTAAGCAATTGTTCCATATCTCTTTCAAAGTAGTATGCCAATCCATCAATTCTTTTTTGTCTTTCCAAATAAACATCATTGTTCATGTCCTTAATATAAGGTGATTTATTAGATATGAAATTGCTAACAAAATAATCCACAATACTATCACCGTACTTTCTTGCAGCCTTAACAAAAAAGTATCTATCATTACGTTGGATAAACGTTTCGTACTTAGCATTAGTTTCACCATTATACTTAAAGAAATCGTATTCATCTTTTGTAAAATGTAATTTAATGCTGAGGTATTTTTTATATGCTTCGTATCCTTCATTCATTTATACTGGTAGTGTTGCTGTTTTTGGTAAAAAGTTTAGTTCCTGTGCGTTCATTTTAATTTTATCTTTTAGTGTTCTATTAATTAAATGTGTAATCTGATCTGGTTCTATTTCTTTTTCTTTACAATAATCTAATACTGCGTCCATGTGTGTAAGTCTTTTTTGACTTGCTCGTTTCTCTATTACTAGAGCAAATTGTTTAGGTGTCATTAGATTCCTTTTCTTTTGTTTCATCATAAAGAATAGCACAAATGATAGCATAATTAGCCATGTCAATAAGTGTGTCTCTTATGCTCTCGTCTTTTACTTTTAATTCTTCTTGTTTAACAAATGACATCAAGCGACTAAACTTATCGCCTATTCTTATTGCACAACCTTTCCATGCAGGTATGCCACCCATTTCACATGTTCTAAAATTTTTGAACACATCTTCTTTTGAAGCATAATCATGACGTTTCATATCATGTACCTCTTTCATATTATCTAATAGACGATAAAATGCTTCACTTTGTTTCATTATTTTTCCTCACAACTGGATTATAAATTTCTCTTGTGGCCTCTGAACCTGTTAGGTATCCAATGCCATATGCACATAGTACCAGAATAAAAACTGGTATCATTACTTCAATTACTTCCATCATATCTTCTCCTTTTGTTGGTATCCCTTGCTACGTTTTCTATTCCACCTCGTCAGGTAGTTTACTCACATTAGCAAGGGAATCGTTTACTATATCTAATAGCAATTCTGTGTTAAAATTCCAATCAATGCCATATGACATTAAACAAGTTTCACCTGAAGCAGGTATAGTTAAATAAAAAACACCTTTTTTACTATTTGTGTTATACCACATTGACATAGTTCCTAAAAGTGTTCCGTCATCTTGACCTTGTGTTCTTACGTCACTACTGCCTAAAAACTGCATACCAAAAGTATTCATAGTAGTCAATAAAACTGCATATGAATTACCACAATAAACTGGTACCATTTGTGTTCTTAGTAAATCTGGTGGAAATGTTTCCTCAGATTGTGCTTTGTTTAAACCTGCATATACTATACCTAAAAATAGTAATACTAAAATTATACCTAATACTGATTTAAAAAATTCTTTCATTACACTATAAGTTTACTATCTGGTTTTACTAAATTTGTTGTGTTTTGTTCATATGCGTTTCTTATATTTTCACCTGGATTAGTTGTACAGATAATGTTATCTTTTTTTATCATAACAATTTCATCTTCACTATAAGGTATATAAGGTTGAAAACCTATTCTAGTATTTTCACCAGGTTTTCCTTGCATAGGAATCAATACAAATGGTTTCTTGATTGCTGTATGTGTTGTTGTATGTTCTTTTTCTTGTGGTGCGCCTACTACATCTTCACCTGTTGTTAATCTATATAATTTAATTGACATTTTTTTCCTCTATCCATTTATAAAAGTTTTCTACTGCTTCTTTTAATTTAGGCAAGTAATCAACTTTGTTTTTCTTAAACACTTGTGTCGTGCCTTCTTCCGTAGTAATTAGTATTACCACTTGTGTAGGTTCTTCACCAAAATGTTCTTTATACATTTCTGCATAAGCACTACCTTGTATAAAGTAGTTTTCAATCCAGTCTTCGTTTTTTTCTTTTGTAGATGTTTTAAAATCTATTATTGATAAGACACCATCATATTCAGCAATACAATCTACACGACCTGCTACAGTATAATTTTCTGAAAACATTTGTGCTTCTTGTAATCTTATATTATTTATTTTTGACAGTTCAGGTTTCAACACATCAAACATCATTCTTGGTAGAAATTGTTTTTTGTATTTGTCAACTTGTGTTAAGTCAACATTATTTAAATAGTCTTCAACCATGTTATGTACTGCGGTGCCACGATTGGCAGCTTGTATCATTACATGATTAGCAACTTCTTCTCCAACTTTCTTACGCCATTCGTGTAAACCTTTTTTATCTCTAATTGATAAAACAGAGGTAATGGATGGATATGCTTTTTTAGTTTCTTGGTGTTCGTAAAATCTCTTGCCATCTACATTTTTGGCTTTGAGTGGTGGTAAATCTCTTATTGGTGGTTGGTGTATAAACATTATATTCTCACTTATTAAAATTATATTATATCAGGTCTTGACGTAAAAGTCAAGGGTTAATCTCTAGTAAAAAACGGATCTGGTTTCTTATTAGTTTTCTGTACTTCTTGTAATACTTTTATAAATTTATCAAATTCTTTGTGTGCTGTATATCTGCCAACTTTATATGCAATATAAAGACAACCTACAGCAATAATCGTATGTGTTATTGGATCCATTCTTTCGCCTGCTCTGTTACCTCATCAACTCGTCTAGTCCAACCTTTACCAAAAGTATCAAATGTTGATAAACCTTGATAGTAGTTATGTCTTGCTGATTGATATTGGTCTATTGTTGTATTAACTCCATATTCTTCTACATGTTTATTAATACATTTTAAAGTATTAGGACCTATACCACCATCAACTGTTGTATTCACTAATCGCTGTATAAATTTTGCAGCACGACCAGGACCTGCGTTGACAGCAAAATCAAAGATACATAAATCTAAACCTTCTGGTAGATCATCACCTTTAACTCTATCCCAATAATTTTGTTTGTAAATAGGTTCAACATCCTCTTTTGTTAAATCCTTCATTTCTTTTTCACCACCAAAGTCTTCGTAAACTCTTTTAGTTACGCCAAGGTTTGTTTCGCCACCTGGATCTTTTGGATGATTTACATATCCACCTTCGTGGTGTAATATGACTTCTAATGCTTCTGAAAATTTATTACTCATTGTAGTGTAATCCCATCTTTATTTTTTCTATTAGATAACTTTTTAACATACCACTTCGTACTATGTCACCAAGATCAAACTCTATACAATCAACTTCTTTCATTTGTTGCATGATGTTAACGAAATCTAATATACCATTTCTGTCATTTGTTTTTGTTAAGTCTGTTTGCTGAATATCTCCAGCAAATATTATTCTTGTATTCTGACCAACTCTAGTCATAATAGTATCTAATTCATGAAAGTTTAAATTTTGACATTCATCAACTATTATTACACCATTGTCGATTGTAATACCTCGTAAGAAACTCGTTGATAAGAAATCTACTGTTCCTTGATTTCTTAAATCTGTGTATAGTCTATCAAACTCAGCGTCTGAGCCTCGTTGAAACATAAATCGTACCATGTTTTGATATGGCACTTGATACAAATAAGATTTGTCCTCCTCATCACCAGGTAAGAAACCTATGTCTCTTGTTGGTAATAATGAGCGAACAATATATACTCGTTCTCTAGGTGACTTAGG